TCATGTTCCCAGAGAACGCCGTGACGATTTCGAGCAAGTCCTTTGCTTTGTAGACATCATCCATCGCGTTGGCGGTGGGGTCGGCGGTCTGGAACTGTTTGATATAGCGATCAACACCTGTCTGACTCGCGTTCTTTTTGAGGAAGATGAAGGGAGAACGAGATTTCAGAGTTGCAATGTCGACTCCGGCAGGGTCCACGATCCACTTCGACTCAACGCTGTTACGTTGCGAGGTAACGTGAGCGTTCATCAACCACGTAATGTAGTCCGTGAGCTGTTCGCATACACCAGAGAGAGCTTGATTGATCGTCCGATGTTGGTCAGGGAGGAACTGCGCAATGACGTAAGGGAACTGGCAATGCAAATAATACGCTTCCTCAAAACGGACGACGGTCTTGTCGTTGGCAAGCCAGACGATATAGCGGATTGGGAAAGTCTCCTTCCCGAGTGGGTTGCCTTCGTCTTTAAGGAAGTTTGCAGGGACAATGTCGCAGACCATTTTGGTCAAAGTGACCATACCAGACTTGACAAAGCCGTCTCCCCCAGAGTTCGTTGACGAGTTCGACCCCATGTTGGGGTTCTTGTTGATCTCGAACTGTTCGATAGAACCAAGACGCGAGACCTTCGACCGTGCATCGAAGTCCTTCTCGGTCATCTTGTGGATTTTGTCGAGGTTAAAGAGTTGGCCTGAAGCGTCCGATTTCAACGATGTCATCGACCAGAGTTCCTCACTGCCACAGAACTCGCCTTCTTGGTAGCGAGTCAGAGGCAGTCGCGTGTCGGGAAGTATGCGGTAGGGAGAAACAGGAACAACGCGATTACCAACGAAGACCGGAATATCCACAAAATCGTTCGTCGTCTTGGTTCCTTTAACGCCGAAGGCTCCTTCAGTCTCCTCAATCTGCGGGACTCGGATTTTCCTCCACTGGTCAGCCCAGCAGATTTCCGCAGCACCGAGAGAAAACCTCCCCATGTCGAGGAAGAATTGGATGAGGAAACTCTGCCACTTATTCTTCGCACAGTCCCTTGCGAGGATAAGTTCCATCGGCTCCCGAAGAGGGTTATCTTCCGTGCCGGTAGGTTCAAGCTCGAAGAAGCGACGGTTCTGTGTCGTGACCATGACGTTGTAGGCAACGTAGGTCATGATCTGGGCGTAGCTCAACGGCACTACCATCTTCGGCAGTTGGCCTTCTTGCGAGGCGTTAATGTCCTCTTTGTCTGCTACGCGACGGGAGCGAAAAACCGCATCGTGCGCGTCCCAGGTGGCATAGTGCTTCGCCATTTCCTTTCTGGACAGATCCGCAAGGGATTTGACGTGCTGTTGCAGCGCCGAGTGCTCCTTTGATTCGAGGTCTTGGAGCTTTTTGTGGAAGTCTTGAAAAGCCATTAGCGTTGGTAGCGAGCTTCGTAGAGGCGGTTTTTCTCAGCACGACGTTCTGCTTCAGGGTCAGCGTCAAGGCTGAGGTAGTCCATAGAAAGCGGGATGTCGCGGACGGGGATGGGAGCGTAGTCGTCAGACTGCGCAGGTTCAACGTAGTCAAGGCCTTTGAGAGTCAGACGATAGAAATTCTCCATCGCATCGTCGTCCTTTTTGACTGGTTTGTTCGTATCTTTGTCCCATTGGAAACCGCGGGAGATTTCATAGAGGAACCTCGAGCAGGCTGGGTTGACTACGACAGTCGTTTGGCCAAGTCGTTCGCGCGATTTGAGGAGTTTTTTCACCGCGAGAATACCATTCGAAGGGTCTTTCGTGGCAGGCACAAGAGGCAAGCCGAGTTGCATCAAGCGGTCCATTGCAGAAACGCCGGTGACGCGGTCTTCAGTGTCGGCGAGAGGGTCGATTTGACCAGGGACAGTAGGTTCACGTCCGCCGAGAGTTTTCTTAATCTCTGCAAAGAGTTCGTCCATTAGACAGGAGAGAAAGATTTCCGCGTAGACATACTGACGTTCGGTTGGACTGGTAGCGATGAAGAGAACATGATGCGGTTTCCTCGGGTGGTAATCCACCGCGAAACGAAGAGTATGGTCGGCTGGGGGTTCAGCCCAACTCCGCCAGCCGACCGGGCACTCGCGACTGACATGATCTTGCCAACGGAACTCCTTATAAACGAGACCGGAGTATGCCAGAGGGATGCCGGTACGCCGCGCTTCCTTCTCTTCGTCCGTGAGCCAGGACATGTAGTCAGCGATAGCTTCTGGAGTATTATGTGGATTGTCGTCCATCGAACCGGTCATCATCCAACGGGAGTGTTCCGAAGCGATGATGCCAAGGTCGGCTTGCGATTGGTCCGAGAGATCTGGGATGAACGCAGCGTCAATCCAAGGTTCCGAAATCGGCGTGCAGGTAAACCACGCGCTGCCGTGTGTATCGACCAAACCACGGGCTGCGGCTTTCCACATCCCTTCGGGGATGGGTTCGTCAACGTGAATCCAATCCCACGCAGAAGATTCTTGCCCCAGTGGATTCTGTTTGTAGGACTTGACCGTGTCGAGGTGGATGACTGAAGTTCCGCCAGAGCCGTGTTTGACTTGGATGTGGTCAACTGCGCCCGAGTGATTCCGAGTAAAACCAAGGAAGGCACTTTTCGGTATGTAACGGATGAGCTTGCCAGTCTTGGAACCTTCCATTTCGGTAAAGACTTCTGTCGACTTGTCCCAGTCCGTGGTGATAATCAGACCTTTCGTCGGCGTCGAAGGAATACCCAAAGTGCGGAGAGGGTTACCTTCGGGAATCCAAGGACGATAGCCCAAGGCAAACGCGACGTCTTCAGCGGCACCCATTTCGGACTTACCGAAGCGGTTACCTGTGCGCGCGTAGCGGTATTTGTTACCCGCAGCTGCGAAGAAGTCTTGTTGTTTCGGGTGGGGACGAAAGAACTCCAATGCGTTCTCTTTTTGCAACGCGCGAAGACGCTTTTCCAGCGCCAGTTCACGTTTGAGAATGAGGAGTTCTTCTTCCGTGGCCATTAGCCTTGGACGGTGCAGAGAAGCTCGGAGTGGAGGAAGGCGAGGTAGGTATTCGCTGCAACAGCCGTGTTGACCACAGACAACATTACCCGGAGGTCCAGCCAGCTTCCCGGCACTAGGTCCGTAGCGGTGAGGGAGAAGGACTGTTCGGAGAAGGTCGTAGAATTGACCGAAGTGATCGCGGAGGTTGAGACAATGTCTGAGGCAACGAGACGTGTGCGGAGAGAGCGGTAAGCTTCAAGGTCGATAGTCGCGGAGGTTGCAGCAACGCCGGTGACCATACCGGTGCAGAAACGTACAGCCACGGCTCCACCACTGACGTAGTTGTAAGGCAACTGTACTTGCGTCCTTGCGTAGCCTGTTACGGTGCCGTTAATAAGGTCCAGGCCTCGAATGTGGGGAACGGCAGTGCCGAGCGTTGAGTACCCATTCGTAGAGATACCAAGATCGTCCGAGGCTGCAGTGCCGAGAAGAGTCTTGTAGTCATCCCACACACGCCAACTCTCCAATGGGATTGCGTGGACAGCGGAGAGTTCTTGGGTCATCTGCGTGCGGTTTGTCGCACCAACGAGGGAAGAACAGGTGATAACACCGTTGACTGTAAGATCGCCAAAAAGTTGGCCTGCTGAAGTTGCCATAGGTTAGATTGCTGAAAAGGTTACTTGAATTTTGAAAGGCGGTTTGATTCCAAGGGCGACTGCCGCCGCAGGATTGAGGTCGATGCCGCAGCCGTTTTTGATGTGCCAGCGCGAAGGCATTACGTCTGCGACGACACACTCGACGGATTCGTTGCCATAGATGACCACCACACGGCGGTGCTTCGCCTTGGCTTTGCTGCCCCAGAGTTCAGTCATCGTCTCCGGTGGCAACGCGCACATAGGCGTGTGGTCTTGCGCGGTCAGGTCTCCCCAACAACCAATACCGTTATCGCCCACCGCGAAGCACTGCTTGTCGGTCTTGCCCGTCGCCTTGCACTTTTTGAAAGCCCGCAGGTCAGCAAGATCAGCAAAGCTGGACGCGAGACAGCGGATAGTCACAGGATTGTTAAGGTTGAAAAGTTTCTGCAGCCAGCGAATCACGGATGCTGTGCTTTGTGTTTATCAAAGTTCACTTCATGATGGCGCGTGCGCCGAGTAGTGCGCTACCCGCCGAGTCGGCTACCATGCCGACCCAAAAAAGCGTCGGCGTAGGCGATTGAATCATCATCGGTTTCCCGATGGCCGACAAAAATGCTCCGATGAGTGTTAGAATGTCGCGGGTTTTCATGGGCGTTTCATTTCGAGGATTGATACACGATTTTGCAGACGGTCGATTTCGAGCGAAGTGCCGCGGTCGAACTGTTCGAGCCGTGAGTGGAGAGTAGCTTGCTGTGATTTCGTCGCGTCGATGTCCTTTTCTGCGCGGGCCAGTCGATCTTGTGTGAGTGCGTAGAATCCGCCAATGGTAAGCAGCGCACTCGCAATTGGAATGAACCACGCCTGCCAAGCCGGTGCTTTTGCCGACCGCGCCTCCAGCAGCACTTCAATACGTTTGAGAAACTCTTCATCCGTTGGCATCCGCTCGCTGAGTTAGCATTTCCTCGCGCCACTGATCTACGGTTTGCCGAACCTTAATTTCGGCTTCACGAATGAGGAACTCGCGACCACGCAGAGGGAGCCGCTGATTGTATCCATACATCGCCCACGGATTTCCACTCGCGTCAAACAACCATGTGCCCCACGCAGCGACGATTATTTTGTTTCCCGTGTCTGCCGCTCGGACGCAAAACTGATGCCGAAACTCCACTCGATGTGAGAGAGCCAGTTCCACGCTCTTGCGAACGTGGCTGCGGTCTGAATCGTCCCACAGCGTCGTGTCGAACAGCGAATCGTAGGTTCCGATGCGTTCTACACCTGACATCCCATAAACACGGCATTGCTGCTTATTCCAGAATAAATCGTTACTTCTCCTATCCCAAAACCAGTATCCCCGTCCGATGAGGTATCCGAACGCAATCGAGAACTGCATCCAGACTCGACGCCACCACGGAGGTGGCAGGAAACGGAGCGGAGTCGTCACGGTTAGGTGTTGCCCGCTGCGCCACTGGCAGGCAGATCGTTGCTCACGTCGATGGCGAGCACACGGTCTGCGGAAAGGTAGCCAAACTGCTCGCACTGCGCGCGAACGATGATCGACTGCCCGGCAGGGTTTTGCAGCGTCAAGCTCGGCCCACTGAGCCGCGTCCACGATTGCGGGCCTGCGGCGTTTTCGGGCGTGCCGATGTAGTCGAGCACGAGCTGACTACCAGAGGGAGCATCGACGGCGAAATTGATCGTGAGAACCGAGCCGCCGCCCATGTAGTAGTAATCGCTCACGCGGAGGTCAGTCGGGCCGGGAGGAAGCTCGTCCACGACGATAGCGAGGGCGTCTTCGAGGACTTTTTGCGAGAGTGCGAGGTCCGCTTGGGCCTGCTCGACGATGGCTTGTTTTTGGGATGGGGTCATAGGGTTAGGATGGGTCTGCGCCTTGTTGGGTGATGGTGACTGCTACCGTGCTAGTGCCAGCGCTGGCGTCTTCGCGCGCACCGGCTGCCGATTCTGTCGAAGTGAGAAGCGAACCACTTAGCGCTGGAGAGCCGCCCGGCCATGCTGTTGAAAAACTCGACGCCACCGAGGCGCTCCCATCTAGTGCGTTCATCGTCACTTGGATAAACGTATCCGCTGTAACGCCCGTCGGTTCGCTCTCGCCTCCAGTGTTGCCCCACAGCGCGTATCTCGTCGAGCCGCGCGTGACGAGGATATACTTGCCCTCGCCTCCAGTGACCCAATTACCGCCGTCGGCGCTGCTAAATTCAAACTCGGTGATTTCGACGGTGCCTAGATTTAGGACGTGAAGGTTGAGCGTGTAGTCGCGCGTCGTCACGCCATCCTCTGCCGTCACGGTGAAGGATAGCAGGTTGTCCCCGGTTGCGAGCCCGGTGTCGCCCGTGATCGTTCCAACTGTTGCACTCGGATGCGTGGGCGTCGCCACCACCGTAACACTCGTAGTGCCATTGGCGAGGTTCTTGGTCCCGCCGTCCACCACCGCATCGCCGTTGATTGTGAACGTCGAGAGCGTCGTGTCGTTGGACAACGTCGTCCCACTCCGTTTTCTCACAAGCCCACCAACCACACGTCCGATGTTCGGCTTTCCGAACGAAAGCCCAGCAAAAGTCTTGTTTGGAAGTTGGACTTTGAAAGCCACTACGCGGTCCGCGTGATAGACGCTACGTTATTGGTCGACCCCACATACGTAAAGGTCAAAACACCGATCGTCGTGCCCGCTTCGTTCTTATACGTGATCGTAGCAACGTCATCGTCGTCTGCTGCACCCGAAGCTACGTAGGTAAAAGTTGCCGACGAAGGCGTCGGGATACCAAACATTGAAGGGTTGAAGTTGTTCCAGTTGAGCATATGACTTTGCTAGAAACCTAGCGTTCTGGGCGGGCCGAAGAATCTTTTCAGACCAACGGCCCGCCCGAGAGCGTTAGTAGAGCGAGGCGATTGGACCGAGACCCGTGGTGAAGGTCGTCGGCGGAGTGATGGAAGTCAGAGTGCCATAGGTCGTGCCGGTGGTTTCAGACGTCCCACAAGTTCCGATGATAAGCGTGTTGAACTCGCCCGCGCCGGAAGTTTGGATTGACACGTAGTAGGTGCCGGGCTGAGCGTCGTATGCAGTGGACAACGCGAGAGCCTGCAACGCATCAGTGCCTGATTGTGCCGTAGACGCTGACGACGCTACGACCGTGCCGTTGACGTCTGAAAGGAAGGCTTGGACATTTCCGGTGACTGCCGCACCGTTGAAGAGCGCGATGCCAGTGATCCGCATCGGGGCAGGGACGAAAACTTCCGCTGTGTAAGTCTTTGTCGAAGACCCGGCTTTGTTGGTGCCGTCGGTGGATTGGGAAGGGCAAAAACTGCCGGTCCAGACAGACCGCGGAGAGACGTTGTTACGATAACGAGCTGTGTAGCCCTCGGGAGGCATTGGTGCTTGAGCCATAGTGTTTAAGTTGTTGAGTTTTCCTGCTCGGGCGGTGTTGGTGTGGAACTACGTGCAGCCCGGAGTGCAGCGAGTTCTTGTTTGATCGCCTCCGCTTCGTCCTTGGGAGACGCGAAAGACGTTTTCGATGTGATTGTAAGGACCTTCTGGACGGCCTTGCCATGCGCTTGTTCCAGCAACGTCGTAGCAGCAGCCAGCTGCACCCGCTCGGACTCAGCAGTGTCACGCAAGAGCACGAGCTTTTCCACGCTGGCTACTGCTTCCGACGTGATGCGAGAGAGGACCGCGTCGCCCGTGTCGTTGGCGAGTTGTGCGAGGAGTTGTTGAAACCAGAGTTGAGTCTTGAGCGTGCAAATCGCCTGGGGCGTTACTCCCGCGAGCTTTGCGACTTCAATGTTGGTCTTCCCCGCAACGAGCAAGGCTGCTGCCATGCGGTGCCATGGCTGTTCGTTTTTCAGACCGATGGTTGCAGAGTCCCGAGTCTGTTCGAAACGATGCAAGCCCAACGTCCCGTCTGGGAGGAGTTCACCTTGAAATGGTGAGCGCCGCCGTTCGGGTTTGAGTTCCGGGCGTTCGCGATCCCCGCCGCGTTCACCAAGCGGCTTGATCTGCGCGATGACTTCGCGCTCGACTCCGGTGAACTCGAAATCTGGGACTTCGGCGTTTTGGCTCATTGGGGCTTTTTCACCGCGACACGCTTGCTCTCACGTCTTGCCGCAGGTCCATCGAAAGGACGGACGGAAAGAGCCTTCCGCGTGACTGGAAAGGTCTTATTTGCTGGCAATGGGCGTAGCTCGCGCATGGCACAGCTTCGGCGAGGGCAGCAATAATGCAAAAAGTTTTCTAGGAAATGTGGACGGCTTCAGTCAGCTTCCAACCCACTTCCCTCACCAGAAACCTCAGAACTCGACATTGCTTGGCCTTTGGCAAAGACGAGGGAGATTGCGAATGGCGATTCTAGCAGCCTCGCCTTGCCTTCGCGGGAGCCTTTCCGCTATGGCGGGATTCCCCGGCGATTCAAAGCCCGCCAGCGCCCTCCTAGCCTCGGCGCGAAGCCTTCCCGCGCCCCTTTCTTCGCCTTCTTCGCGCCGGGAGGATAAAGGATTTATCGGTCTCCAGTGTAAAAAATCGCGGTAGGCTGTTGTATTTATTGTTTCTTCTCTCAGAGGGCGAGGGAACCCCTTTTATATTAGGGCGGTTCGCTTTTTAGTTATCCAAGCTTCGCTGGCATTAGAATATGCCCCGCTTGGGCGGCAAGCGGGCGGCAAGGCCACTGCGGCCTTGGGGCAGGAGAGAGGCGATTATGCCTCGGTAATCGGCGGGATAACCGCTTTGTTCTTTGATAACTACGGCTGCGAGTGATAGGGAAGAAAATGCCCCTACGCCCATGCTCGCGGCGATGGTTCTAAAGTTGGGTTGTGCTCTCTGGTGAGATAGGAGAGCTGGTAAATGCCAGCAATCGCGATTCCACCAGAGCAACACAATCCAATAATAGAAAACACAAATATGCATATTAAAACAGCCACAACGTTCGGGGGCCGCAAGGCTAATGAGTCCAAGCAGCTTGCCTCACGGGATGGATACCACTTCGGAGTCAGCTTCGACACCGATGATCACACCATCATCAACGCCTTCGCTAATGAGGGCGCGGCGAGTCTTAATTATCGGGGCGGCGCAAGCCACCTGCTCGATTACCTCGGGGTGGATAAAAACACCGATGTGGAGTACGATGCGGAGACGGCCACGAAAGTCGGCGAAGTGCTCGGCAAATGGTATGCGGCGGGCTGCCCTAATAAAAAGTGCACGGCGTTCAAGCTGCCCAAGGGCGTGACGGTTAAAGTCACGGTCAGCCGCTACACTCCCGGCGATGATGACGCGAGTCCCATGCTGCGGGCTAGCCGGTTCATCGCGGCGATGCTGGCCACGGAAGCGACTGCGGCCTCCTGCCGCACGATGCTCGGCGCACTGGGGTTGGAGAACGCGGCCACGGCAGGGTTCGACACCCTCGTCGAATTCGCCCACTCGAAAGGTCTCGGCGCGAGTAAGTAGTCAGATGTCCGGGGTGGTGACAGCACCCCGTGATCTGGCCACAAAGTCAGAGAAACACAAACTCAACAATAGAACCAAAAATGCACACTGAACAAGTCCTACCTTATCAACGCAAAGCAGCCACGCGCTTAGTCGTCGCGGAACTCGCCAAGCAGGTCTTCGAGCTTATCGCCGACGACACGGTGAGGGAACTGTCGGAACGTAAGGCCGCTGTGCACGACGCCCAGTTCGAACTGGGAAATGCCACACGGCAGGCGGTCCTCGGCCTACAGAAAAAGCTCGGCCTGTAGTATGACAACCCCCGACCCCAGAGGTTATCCCAAGGCATCGCCGATGGTCAGGCTGCAGAACTGCGCGGCCACCAAGCCCGCACCTCACTGGTCCTTCGACCCGACAAAAGTCATACGGCAAGCTAAGAAGCCTGCTGCACCAGTAGATCCTATGGCCGCACTGGCCGCACTTGCAGCCCTCGTGGCCGCACAGAGCCGCTAGTCCCACAACCCCACGCCCAGAGAGATTAAACCCTCTCTGGGTGTTTTGTTGCTTCGATCTCGGCAGACTAAAGCCCAGTAGGAGGGTAGGTAAGACAGCCTCCTAGGGCTTCTATGGCTCCGCGAGGGCTTCCAGACCGGGGGGGGGGGGGGGG